GCTAAGGCGGACAACATAGTGAGGCCCCCGTCATACGGTGGACGGAGTGGGCTTTGATCCAAAAAGCCGTAGAAATGGTTCATCGGCCAGCGTCATCATGGACGATGGTCGGGATCCCAAGCACTGGGTGGTGGCGCCAGATCATGGCGACTTTGCTTCCCGAAGAACTTTGGGAAAGCAGGGGGGAGTGGGGACGGAGATATGATAGGATTGACTATTTTTCTTTCTCCTTCCACACCCCGGGCGCAAGCGCCTGATCCCGCTGTACGCTGCGGGCGAACGAGCCGATTGGCACCCCTCTCTACAAGAGGGAAAGGCCCAACCCAACGGCGGGCCCAATCCAATCCTTGTTGTCATTGACGAACCTGCCAGCATCGGACAAAAGCGATTGCACCCAGCTCAGGTGCTTCGGATTTTCCAACGCCTTGGGCTGATGCGCCATGACGCCAAGGGCCAAATCGACATGATTCTGCGTTCCAATGCACGACTGCAAATCGAAAGCGGTGGACGAAGTCGTAAACTCATATGCGACTGAAACGAGGATGCGCAACACACTCTCCGTCGCCGCTCCGGACAAACCCTCAGGCCTGGTAGCCTGCCCCGAACAAATTATGCCGGGGAACGGATTGCTGTTTGACACGGAGATGCTGCGAAACCTGGAGTCGTCAACGGATCGCGGCCGCCACCAACAATACACTCCTTTCGAAAGGCGCCCAGTGAACGTGTGCCCGATTTGCTGCAAATTTTCATACCTCTGAGCCTGTCCAGATGACGCGGCTTGTGAGAAGAAATTGGACGCTATGTAATCGGCGTCATATTGGCCCACAGCAATTTGGCCCCCATCATCCAGAGTGGATCCCACGAACGTCGCCAAAACTGACATGGCCACGGGTCGGATCGACTCAACGGCTCCGTTTGACGTATAGTTCGCTGTGGACGTTTGGGCTGGTGTGATGATCAACCGGGTGGTCCCGGCAACAGCTGCTGTGGACACCACCGTAGTGCTAGCATTAACAAGTCCAAACGACAATTGATTGTTAGCTCCGGTGGATGTAACTATCCCTGTCCACGTACAACTGGCGGCAGTGGCTGCTGTTGGGGTGTTCGGCGGCGCTGAAATATCGGCCACCGCCACTGTGGTTAGGTTGCCGACAAAACCGACCGAAACGGCTGTCGCCGTTGCCACTGCATTTGTGAAATTGGCGATCAGGGTCACCTCGTAAACACCGTTCGGAAGAATGGCGTAAGAAACTCCGCCCGTGAGAACAGTAGTGTACGTGGTGGTGTTCAAACCGTCAAAGGTGCCGCCCTGTGACACAAGATCTGTGTTGGTGGTACCTGCGGTGAAGCCCTCGCTGAAGTACGACGAAAGACCGCCGGCCATGTACTTCAGATTTGGGTCCAATCGAACATCCCTACCATTGGAGCTCGAGAGGTAAAGCCCGGCTGCGGCAAAATTGGCAGTGTTGTCCCAATTGGTCAGGGCGGCAGAGTTCACAGCAGCAATTTGATATTGCGCCGGTGTCGAAGTGCTGCCCATTATCGGCTGCACTAGAAACGAGAACCTGCCGTCGTCGGCTCCGGCTGACGCCGTCGCCTGGAACGAAACGGGGAGGTTGAACGCTGACACGCTCCGAAAAATCGCCGTCTCGTTGGAGTATCCGTCTGGTATCCTGGCTGAATACCTCAGTGGATCGGCTAAGGTCATCCGGTAAGCCTTGGACATGTCCCGAAGCGAGACTGGGTTGGTTGGAATCGTCAACGAAGATTGCGGGTTCCAAGACTGGTTGGAAATAGAACCCGAGCTCATGTGCTGGGACATGTGCGCGTTTCTGAGAGCGTTGGATCTTTTCTTTAACCTCACGAGATTGCGCCCCGTCTGGGCTGTGTTGACTTTCACGACCTTGCGTTGGGTCGTTTTTCTGGGCTTCTTGGGCTGTTTCTTGGAGGTCACTGTTTCGACTACGGTGGTCTTGGACATCGAACGTTGTTGGAAAACGAAGTTGGTATCTGTGAATTTGTGAATCCGTTTTGAGATGAGAAGAGAGATGGTTTTTACTTTCGCTCCTCTGCGTGCGCCCCGGTGGGCGCAACGCCGTCAATAATAGTCCACCAAAGCCATCTGTCGAAAAACCCGATGGTCCACAATCGTAAACGGCCCACGCGGGAGCAACGCGATGGCCTCGACCAACTCCGTCTCTGTTATGTCGTATCGGCGGCAAACCTGTCGGACACCAGCTGGTGTCAGATTGGGTTTGTGGCCAGAAGAAGCTGCGACTGTATACTGGTCAATTGGGACGTGCATCTTACCCTGCGCCATTTTCCAATTGGCGCACATGTCCCCAAGCAACGGGACCCGGAGCAACTGCCGATAACCCATGAGCACTTCTTGGACGAATCGGGTTGCAGCTGCGGTCAAAAATTCCTCGGGTCTGTTTTTCAAACGATGTCTCAAATCTGAAAACAAATGCGTTATTGGAGTTACGGATTTCCCCAATTTTAGAACCCGTGATGGCAACGGGCCCCAAAACAGACCGTCGGTCGTCTGGTACCACATCCC